CGCAGCTGGTAAGAACAGGTACTGCCCTATTAGACGTTACTTGGATTCTTGCTCCGCTCACGCCATCCCACATAAAGATTGGGATCGTATTGGTGAAGTGTTCTTAGGCAACAAAAATCATCTGTCAACGCTTGCCATGCAGCGCATGATGATTGGTGCAGTAGCTCGTGCTTATAACCCTGGCTGTTCTATGTCCTGGCTCCCAATCTTAGTTGGTGCTCAAGGTGTTGGTAAGTCAATGTTTAGCCGTAGTCTTGTCCCTGAGAAGCTCTTTGCTGAAGTCTCTACTCCATTAGAGACCTTAATGAAAGAGCAATACAGGTTGCACGTTGCTTGGTTGCTAGAGCTCCCTGAGATTGACCACTTCTTCCAATCACGCAACATTGAGAACTTCAAGAACTTAATTACAACACGTTGTGATGAAGTAAGAAGACCATATGCTAGTCTTCCTGAGCGACTACTTCGTCGCTTTGTTATGATTGGCACGACTAATCGTAACCAGTTTCTCGTTGATAGTACAGGCAATCGCCGCTTTGTACCTCTTGAGATCGGCAGCGGCTTCTTAATTCCTTGGAAGCAGATTAGTGAAGAACGTGATTCCCTATGGGCATCAGCTGTTCAAGCTTATCGTGATGGCAATTCATATGAATTCAATAGCGGTGAGATCGCTCAGATCGCTGAGTACATCCAAGAGTTTGGCGATCCAGATCCTTGGATGGAAAAGATTAGTCATTACGTCAGTCTGAAAGAAGAGGTTTCAGCTGCTGAGGTTCTTACCAAAGCACTTGACCTTGACCCCAGACAGCAAGGACGACGCGAAGCTCGTCGAGTAGCTGATGTTTTACAAACACTTGGCTGGAGACGATTAAACACTTCACGCAAAGATCCTGTTACGAATAAGGTTAAATCAGTTCGACTATGGATTCGTCCTACTGACGATCCATTAACTGACGATCATATTCTCAACGACTTTTAAACACTATATATTTTTTATAAATGAAATCATCAGATATTCAGATTGGATTGCGGGTACGTGTGTCTTCTAATGACATGACAGCGCTTGTTGTAGGTAAGCCTGAGTACTACACCCCCAACACTAAACTTGTTCGTATAAAGTATGAAAATAGCACACGTTATGAATACATGATTAACCATCAATTGACTGCATTGCCAGCCGATGATCAATACCCAGCATTGGGCGGCACGTTTGCTAGTACCAAATCAGAGAACTAAATGGCTGAAGCTCAACCTAATAAACGAAGAGGAGGACATGCTTACGGTAGACGCCATTTGCAAATGTCCAATACTGCTGAAGAAGGCGAACTGTGTATCTACAGTGGTCACTCTCTTGGTAGATTTAGTTCTCACTCAATGCGCTATGACAGCCATCAGGCCTGTGTGCGATGCGTAAGCTCCGCAAGGGAAGGCATGTTGTCATTTGATATTGATCGCTTGATGAAAAAATACAGGAATAAAGCACTCAAGTTTTGGTCACAAGTTGATATTGGTCAACCAGACGAATGCTGGATGTGGAACGGAGTAGTAAATCCTAGAACCAAGCAGCCTCAGTTTGCATGGCGCAGGCCTGGTATCTCTACCTCAACTCAACATCACCCACAACGTGTAGCTATGTGGTTCACATGGGGAGACTTAGGTTTTACTGGTGTAAAGACTACCTGTGGTGAAAAGTATTGCTGCAACCCTTTCCATCTGATTCCTCAACACGTTGGAGTATTTGTAGATCAAGACAGTTACGTCGATTCCTTTGAACTAGCTTGTCAATTACACACGTTACGTCAGCAAGTACAAGAATATGTAATTGAAGAAGCAATTAAAGAGGAGCAGAAGAAAGATGATACTGCTGAAATCGAAGCTAGGGCAGCGCTCTTGCTAGATCCAAACACGCAGTATGTTGATAGGTTTGAAGCTGTTATGACCGATATTTTAGCTGGCAAACATATCTCTCAAACAGAACCTTCTAATCCTGGTTTGTTTCGTGCTCCAACTGATAACGAGGAAAACGATGAAAACCCCACAGAAGAATTTTAAATTACTTATCCTAAACAAAGAGTCATTCAATTATGTCTAGACGTACAGATTTACTTCAGCAACTTCTTCAATCCGATAAATTCGGCGAAGAGAAAACCAATGAACAAAAGTTTTTGGCTGCTACTGCTGAACTTATTCTTACAGACTTAATCAACGTTGCTATGAATGGAGTTGAAACCTCAGGTGCCGGCTCCTTAGTCATCAATTTAGTTAACGACTCCACAACATATATGTCAGGCCATGATGTTGAATCTGATTTAGTCTCTGCTGAACGCGAAGAGGATACAGAAATTGTGGAGTTTTTGCGTTCACTGCTTGAGGAAATTGACGAGAATGACTGGTCTAAAAACGTATTAATTACATTGATCAGTGATGCTGGAACAAGAACATTTAGTCTCGAAGCAGGAGGGGGCCAAGAAAGCCTCAGAGCGATCACAGCAGAATTTAGCGGATAAGCTAAAAGCTTCTGGATTAAAACTCCCGTTATACCCAACCCCTCAAATCATTGAACGTGCACGTACTGTCATGGGATCAATTGACTTTGATCCTACTTCTGACCCTGTACAACAAGTGCTTGTCGATGCTACTTCTGTACCGTCTGTAGAAGCTAACCCATTACAGGAACACTGGCATGGGAATGTGTTTGTCGCCCCAAAAGGAGCTGTACGTACAACTCGCATCTGGCTGAATAAAACAATTAACGAGTATCGTAATCACCATATCAATAGTTTTGTTTTCTTCACTAATGCATCTGAGATTCTACGAGCAGCACCCGCTTTGCTTGACTATCCCTTCTGTATTCCATTCAAACGTATTAAACAGCTAAGGGCTACTGCCAAAGGATTTGAACCAGTCTGCCCTTCAACCTGGAACCTTATTATCTATGGACCACCAGTAGATGTGACGATTACCTCTGTAGACAAAGTTTCACTTTTCTATAATAGTTTTCGTGATATCGGTCGAGTAGTATTAAATGAGTTTACTGGTGATTCTTGGCAAAGAGATCTTGAATATTACGAAGAGCGTAAAGGTAACGTTTGATGGTTAAGCATCTTTCGCCAGCGTCTCTTTATAACTTACCTTCTGGTAACCAAGTTCATCCCTGTCGTTTAATACATAGAGATGGAACCATAATGTGGAGGCATGCTATCGTTTCTCCATATAATGAATTATTTATACCTGAATCTGAAGCACATGAAGCTCATATTATTAAGACGGCAGCTCGGTTAGAAGAGCTTAATTGTTGGGCATCACAGGGTCTTGAGCCTTGGGACTGCCTTATTCCTTTAATGTGGTACATACCAATTCATCAGCACATACCATTCTCTCAAGGCTATGCCTGTACTTTCAAACACGCCTCTATAGACACTAAAACCTTGTTAGAAAAAATCCGCCCCCATATTCAAGAGTTTGAATCTCTCTCACATGCAGACGGTGACCTTTACTTTCAACGATGTTAGCCGGCTAACGCCGGCCATTTGTTAGTCGAGTTTATCGATAAGTCGATTTAAATACCAGACCGCTTTCTCACAGTCTTGCTTAGGGTTGTCCTTAAGCCATACACGCAACAGATATTTCAACGCTTGGCCTTGTAGATATCCTTCTGTATTACCAGGTGCATCAGTGATAGCTTGCTCAATAATGTCAATGACTTCCTGACTGCCTCGTGTGTAATGAGCTGGACTGTTGACCATATCTTGCTTGCCATAATTATTACGAACATCAAGCCAGGCCAAGGATTTTTTGTTAATTGATTCATATGGCATGCGATTCATATTATATTCCTCAAATTCGTCATATTCTTTTTTGAACTTGCCGTAATCCATATGTCTCATTTATTAGTTCACTTATCTAATATAGAAACAACCGACTCAATATGTGAGATATGCCTGCACCAAAGTCAGACCCAACCTTTATCAAAAACAAGGATAAATACTTTATGGATCTTGCCAAGCAAGTATCTACTGGCAGTACTCACCCTATTGCTCCTGGTGGATGTGTAATTATCCGTGATCGAGAGATTTGCGGTGATGG